CGTCGGCCAAGCGGCACAACCAGCACCTGAATACGATCCCAGACCTCCAGCGGGAGGAGCTGGTCAAACGAATCACGGAGCAGGGGTTTGATATTGAGCGGCTCCAGGTGGAGTATATCAGTAGGTGGGCCTACAACTGCTGGGCCTTCACCAACATCAACGAGAATCTGCTCAACACCATGCCCGGCACCTTCCAGAACGAGCAGATGGAGTTGTTTTAATGCTTGATGCCCTTAAATTCGTTCAGGGAGCAGTTGCCAAGAAGGACCTTGTCCAGGCGCTGACTCACTTCCACATCTCGGGCGGCTTCATCAAGAGCTACAACGGTAGCCTTGCCCTATGCAGCCCGATTGACCTGGACCTCGAGGTCACCCCGAAGGCGGCCCCCTTTATCAAAGCCATCGCCACCTGCAAGGATACGGTCCAGCTCAACATGACCCCGGCTGGGCGCCTGTCCATCAAGAGCGGTTCCTTCAAGGCCTTTGTGGACTGCATCGACGAGGCCTACCCCGATGTCCAACCGGAGGGGGAAGTCCTGGAGCTGGATGGGACCTTGCTCAAGGCCCTGAAGAAGCTCAACCCCTTCATCGCAGACGACGCCTCCCGCCAGTGGGCGCGGGGCATCATGTTTCGTGGCCCTTCTGCCTTCGCAACAAACAACGTGACGCTGGTGGAGTACTGGCTCGGTTACAACTTCCCGGTCGAGGTCAACATTCCGAAGCCAGCGGTGCAGGAGCTCATCCGAATTGGAGAAGAGCCCACCAAGGTCCAGGTCTGCGAGAACAGTGTGACCTTCCACTACGCCTCGGGGCGCTGGCTCCGCACCCAGACCTATTCGACCCAGTGGCCGGACATGGCCAAGGTCCTGAACCGGGACTCCGCACAGCAGCCGTTCCCGGAGGGTTTCTTCGAGGCGCTGGCGGATCTACTCCCCTTCGCGGACGATCCGGAGCGGGCCTTCTTCCTCAACACCCGTATGGCCACAACCTCCGCCGATGGGCTCGGCGCCTCGGTTGATCTGGCGGGCCTTCCCGAGCAGGGCATCTACCATATCAAGCAGCTCCAGCTCCTCGAGGGCATAGCGGAGACCATCGACCTGAGCCAGTACCCGGCCCCTTGCCTGTTCTACGGGGACCGGGTCCGCGGCGCAATCGTGGGGATGCGGGGATGAGGTTTGATGCCATCGGTATGTTCTGGGAGGCTGTCCCGGTCAAGTCAGGCAAGCGGGAGACCGTCCGCATCATGCCGCCCATCCCGGATACTGGCTGGCGCCCACCGACCTACCTGCCAGACCTCTCCGGGGCAGCTTGTATCTCGATTGACTGCGAAACCTACGACCCAGACCTCTTGACCCACGGCCCCGGCTGGGCTCGTGGCAGGGGCCATATCGTCGGGGTCTCCATCGGGGCCGATGGAGGGGGCCGGTGGTATTTCCCCATCCGCCACGAGGTGGAACCGCAGGACAACTTGGACCCAGAAGTGGTCCTCCAATGGCTCCGTCACACCCTTGGTAACCCCCGCCAGCCCAAGGTCGGGGCCAACCTCCTATATGACATTGGCTGGCTCCGCCACGAGGGAGTTACCGTCCGTGGCGAGCTGGTTGACGTGCAATTCGCCGAGGCCCTGCTGGACGAGCGGGCCGACGTGAACCTGGAGACCCTCGGTCAGAAGTACCTCGGGGAAGGCAAGGAATCGAACATCCTCTACGACTGGTGCGCCAAGTACTATGGTGGCAAGGCGAACGGGACGCAGCGTGCGAACATCTACCGCTCCCCGCCTCGGCTGGTTGGCCCCTACGCGGAGAGCGATGCCGACCTGCCGCTGCGTGTGGCCAGCGTCATATACCCGCTCCTGGTTCGGGAGGGGCTCTTCCACCTGTTTCAGATGGAGTGCGCCCTCATCCCGATGCTGATCGATATGCGCTTCGCGGGGGTCCGCGTCAACGTGGCCCGGGCGGAGGAGCTCCGGGAGGTCCTGGCTGAGCGGGCGAAGGAGGAGCGCAAGAAGCTCCGGCACATGGCCGGCTTCGACGTCGACATCAACTCCGCTGACAGCCTAGCCCGGGCATTCGATACCATCGGCTTCGGGTACGGCCGGACAGCCAAGGGTAAGCCGAGCTTCACTAAGGGGTTCCTCGAGGGGCTCAAGCACCCGCTGGCAGACTGCATCCGAGAGATCCGGAAGTGCGACAAGCTGCGGGGGACCTTCATCGAATCCTACATCTTGAACTCCCACATCAACGGGATGGTCTACGGGCAGTTCCACCCGCTTCGCGGGGATAGCACCGGCACCCGGTCTGGGCGCTTTAGCTCCAGCACTCCCAACCTGCAAAACATCCCGAGCCGGGACGACGAGCTGGCCCCTTTGATCCGGGGGCTCTTCATCCCGGACGAAGGCCATGCCGCTTGGCGGAAGTACGACTACAGTCAGATCGAATACCGCTTCCTGATCCACTTTGCTTGCGGGCCAGGTAGTGACGATGTGCGGGCTCACTTCAATGCTCATCCGGACACCGACTACCACGAGATGGCCCTTGACCTAGTGGCCCCGCAAGCCGGCTGGGACATCTCCACTAAGGAGCTCCGGAAGCATTGGCGCCGGCCGGTTAAGAACATCAACTTCGGCCTGATCTACGGCATGGGAGTGGATAAGCTGGCCGGAGACCTCGGGCTGACCAAAGCCGAAGGCAAGGCGCTGTTCGCGGCCTACCACAAGGGTGTCCCGTTTGCAAAGGCCACTATGGATGCCTGCGCAGAGGAGGCCCAGCTGTCGGGGGTTATAACCACAATCCTCGGGCGCCGTAGCCGCTTCGACCTGTGGGAGCCGTCCAAGTGGGGCGAGGACACCATTGCCCTACCATACGAGCAGGCTATTCTCCGGTACGGGGCCATCCGCCGGGCCTACACCCACAAGGCTCTGAACCGGCGCCTGCAGGGCTCCGCGGCGGATCTGATGAAGGTCGCCATGCTCAAGTGCTACCGCGATGGGGTCTTCGACGAGACCGGTATCCCACGCCTGACCGTCCACGACGAGCTGGACTTCAGTGATCCAGGTGGGAAGGATGAAGCTTTCCGGGAAGTGAAGCACATCATGGAGACGGCCCTCCCCCTCCGCATCCCGGTCCGGGCGGACGGGGACATCGGGCCTGACTGGGGTCACGTTGAGCCCATCAAGGAGTAGAAAAGAGTTGCCATCCTAGACGACCTGCCCTATAATCTAATCATGGTTCGGGGAATGGGTCCCCTAGGAGATGAAAATGAGCAAGGGTATCTTTTTCTATCAAAAGCAAAGTGGCCGCCATCAACTTGATGCTAATCTGGCCCAAACTACTAATCAGGCTTGCTACGCCCGTGAGATGGTGGAGCGGGCTAAGGTGGCTGAGGAGATGCTTAACGACGGGGCTTCTGAAGAAGCTGCTTGGAAGTACTACCAGACCGGTAACCTGGAGAATTGACAATGAACCTGATCAAAGACCTGCTGCACCGCCCGATCTTCTGGTATCTCGTCCTGATCCTGCTCGCTATGGGCTGGGTCGGGAGCATGGACTTCGAGGACGCCGTGCTCTACCAAAATCACTATTGTAAGATGGTGGCAGAGGGCGCCTGGTTCGACTACGACGAGGTGTACAAGGATGAATGCGTGGCTCTTGGGTATCCTACTGTACCTGCTGGTTTAGATCCCGTTGGCGATGCTACTCGGTAAGTGCATCGCCTTCGGGATGGGTTCGGATCTAGATCGCGACCCCGACTGACCAGCCCGCTGCCTTGTAGGCGGACAGCACCTCCTCGTCTTCGATGTAGGCCACCCAGCCGACGCGCGGGGTGCCGAAGACCCATGCTGAGCCAGACCAGACCGCGACCCTGCCGGCTTGCCCAGCCCAAGCTCCCGTCGGGGCAGCAGCCACGATGTAGGTGTCCCCGGCTGCCGGGCTCCCCGGAGGGGTGGCCAGGTTCCGGTCCTTGACCGACAGGTGGTAGGCGAACCGGCCGATGGACAGCAGGTTGGCGTCCATGCCGGTGTTCCAGTTATTCTCCCCGAGGTTCCAGCCGAAGCTAAGACCCGAGCGCGGTTCAGTTGAAGCAGGCATCACACACCTCCGTAAGCGTAGCCATACCCGGCACCATAGCCGGAACGAGTAAATTCCCAATCATGCATCTGCAGGCTCTGCACGCCGTCCCTGACTGACCACAGCTGGATGCGCAGCCGCCCGTAGTTCGCCCCCATCTCCGCCAGCGTGAAGGTGTCCCCTGTCCCGGTCAGCCCGGAATGAGTCACCAGCACCGAACCCACAGCCGTCAGCAGGCGACAGGTGTAGGTGGTCCCGGCCTCGGGGCCAATGCTCCCTGCCGTCTCGTCCACGAGGGTGGCGGTCTGCTGCAGGCGATCCCGGTGGGTCCAACCGACCGTGATGTTCTGGTCTCCGCGCACGGCGTCCGGATAGGCTTGGCTGTTAATCCTGAACCGCCCGGGTGGGTAGGGCTTGTACTGCCGGGCCACCATGCTGACCGATTGGGTCGGGGCTGAGGCCAAAGCCAAGGTACCCAGCCCGGTGGATGGCAGTAGCCGGATGTCAGCATTCTCCCCGGTGGCGTATTCAACGGTGTCCGACTCGAAGAAGGCATCGGCGAAGAATAGGCGCGCCCCGACAGCGTGGGGGTTGGCGACCGTATCCAGGACCCCACGCCCCACCGTCAGAGAGGTGTCCGATACAGCGTCAATGCGCACCAGCTCTCTATCGATTAGGGCGTAGGTCCCCACCTGGACCACGTCCAGGTCCACCCCGGTCCCGATCGGGAAGGTGGTGGTGTTGGAGGATACCACAGCGGTCAGGATAGCCGTCGGACAGAAGTCCACGGTACCGGCTTCTTCCCAGACGCCAGTGACGTCGGTGTAGAGCTTCGCATTGTTGGCGTCGCTGGACGGGCGGACACCTGTGGCCACCACGAAGCCCGCGGTCGCCGGGAGAGCCTGGGCGTCCGTCTCCCCCATTCGCTGGACCAGCTCCCAGAAGGGGGCCTCGATGACACAGTGGTATGGGCATGGGGCCGGCGGAGTGTTCGGGTTACTCCAGCCGCTCGGAGGGGGCGGGGCGTAGATCGCGCTGGACAGGGCGAAGACATCCTCCACCGCTTGGATCTTGACGACGTTGCTCCCGAGAGCCCCCAGCTCCACGTTGGCAACCCGCATCACCAGCTGAGAGATGCCGTAGCGCGGCCAGGTCAGGACAAACACATCCCCGATGTTGAGGGAGGCAGCCTTCCGATTCGCATAGATGGTTCCGCTGGCCAATGGGACCGACAGGGCCTTCAGGGAGCGGGCTGCCACCTGCGTCGCGATGGTGCCGTTCGTGAAGCCTGGGAACTGCTTGGTCGTCCCAATGGTAGCCTGCTGCTGGGCGGCGAGGGCGATGTCCTGAACGGTGACGGAGCCGTTCTTGCCCGTGCTGGCGTCCCAATAGACCACCGTCACCGAATTGACCAGCTCCCCGATGGTGTTGCGCTTGAAGTCGGTGATGCGGTCCACCGAGCTCTCGTCGAGGACCAGCAGGCTGCTGATATTGTAGTCTCCTCGGGCCAGCTTCAAGACGAACTTGCCGGTGGACCGATCCACGTAGATGGACCCGTCGATGTGCTTGAGGATGACCTGGATAAACTCCTCGAGGGTGACAGAGCGGTCCCAAAGCATGGACATACCCATCCCCTCGTTGTACATCTGGTCCGCCGCCGCTGTGAAGGAGGCATCGTCGATGTCTGCTTCGGGGTAGCCCATGCCCCAGTCAGGGTCTGTCAGGCACTCCCGAAGGATATGGGCCGGGTTCATGTCTCCATTGATCTCGGCCCTGGCATCATACCACTGGGCGATACCGTCCTGGCGCACATGGATACGGCTCGCCCAGAAGGCCCACCGCTTCAGGTACGGGTTCAAGCCTACGTAGACCTGATTGAAGATCGCCCCGAGTACCCCGCGGTAAGCCGGGATGTCCGCCCCCAGCCGGCCCTGCAGGTAGGCATTGCGCCCTTGGAGCGGCCCGCCCATATCGATGTCCACAGTGCCGGATACGCCACCCTCGCGGGACTCCCCGCCGAATAGGTCCGGGGCATTGACCGAGATGGCCCCACCCGTCGCGTTGCCGCTCCAGGCCGTCTTGCCATCCACCTCGATGCGGGTGACCGTGTCTACTGGGCCGTGGCACAGGATCATGTGCATGCCTAGGTAGTACTTGTACCCGACGGTGACCTTCTTACTGATGCCGCCCACGAGCCACCTCCACGGCCGCTACGGCCATTGCATCATTGCCGGAGGCCGCAAGGAGCTTCTCCGCGGGGACGCCGTTCTGCAGGAAGTCGGTGTAGTCCAGCTCGTAGCGAGCAAAGAACTCCCGAACCCCACGGGCGCAGTAACGGAGGGAGCGCAGGTCCCCCATCCGCACGATAACTTGTTCCGTCACTTCTTGCCTCCCTTCTTCTTGATCGCGACGGTCCGGAGGTGCCCGTACCATACGACGTTCGGCCCCTCCAGCTTGCGGCGCCCGAACAGGACAGGGATCTCCCGCCCGACCTCGGCCGTCGGGGCTTGGATCTCGTCGAGGCCAGCCGGAGGGCGCGTCTCCGGCTTCGGGGCCATCGTGTAGGCGACGACCAGCGAGACGACAAAGAAGATGGCTGCAAGCCAGGCCATGCTATTCTCCTAGACGATTGAACTACCATCGAACGGGTTCCGGCCCGGGATGAACGGGAAGCCGCCGAAGTTGTCCAGGTTGTTGAATTTGTTCTTGCAAGTCTCCCGGAGGTGGTCGCATCCGGGGTAGAGGGCCACGGTCATCCCGCCGACTAGCTCGGGGAGGGGCCGGGCAATGGTAACCCGGTCCCCGGAATGGGCCGTAATAAAGCGTGGCACCCTGCTAGGGGCCACCAACATCCCACCCGTATAGTAACCCCCCGGCTGGAGGGCGGCCCCCGCCACGGCCACCACAAGCCCGCCACTAATGGACAAGATTTGGCCCTCCAGCTTGTAGAGCTCTCGGTTGACGTTGCAGCCCTTCAGGTAGAGGGTCCGGCGGCAGCCGTACTCGAAGCGGGCGCGCAGACCCGGGCGCTTGATGGAGGTGAAGACCGATTCTGCCTCGACGTCGATCTGGTTGCCATTGACCTTGGCCCCAACGATGCGACCCTTCCAATAGACGATGTATTCGTTGTCAGGGTCCCCGTAGTGCCCGCGCAGGACTGTGACTGTGGTCACCTCCTCCGGTGCGAAGCCAAGGAACTGGCTGGCAAAGGCGTCGTCCCGCGGGAAGGAGAGCTTGAGAGAGTCCTTGAAGATGTCGCTTGTCTGCTTGATTCGGTCCCGGCTGACCGGCATGGGGGTATAGACCTGGCCCAGCCGGACGATGGAGTCAGCCCCGCTAATATAGTTCCAGCGCTGGATGCCCTGAACAAACTCGTAGAGTTCGACGGGGGTGCCGAGCTCCAGCGAGTTTTCATAGGTGCTGTACGTCATTCCGGGGTCTCCACTACAGGGATCGTGGTCACAGCCCGGCCAGCATAGTCATGGCGGATCTCGACCCGATCAGAATTGAACCGGACATGCGACATGAAGCAGATGAAGTCGACCTCCGCCACGGTGAATCCGGTTCCGACCGCAGTCTCTAGAGCCAGCACCTCATTCCCGTTCGGGTCCACCGCGCCGCTAAGCACCCGGGCGTAGATTCGCGTCCCGTTCTTCAGCTGCACCATGATGTCCTTGACCCCATAGTATAGCGGGTACCCGATAGGCCGCACGGTGAGTGCTGCTCCCGTCGGGCCGACATCCTCCAGCAGGATCAGGTCCGGGTTCCAGGTCGGGAGCCAGAACCCCTTCTGCCGACCCCGCCGAGAATGAATCCACTTACGCGCCGCCCAACGCTCGACCCGGGTCAAAACATCGAAGGTGATTGCCTTGGCGCTGTTGACCCAGTTGTTCTTGATATCCACAACAATCGGGCCGGAGCCGTTATCGAACTCGTCCGTGGCTCGGGAGATCCGCTCGTTGAGGTCGCTGACCAAGATGGTCGGATCGATCAGGACATCTTTGCCCCGGTATTGCGGGTACCCGACAGCCGCCCCGAGGTCCTTGTTCTGAGTGACCTGGAACGTGGCGCTGGCGATGGTGAAGTCGTGGTTGGACCGCCGGAACTGCATACCATCAAAGGTCCGGGCAAACCGGAGGGGAGCCACGTAGGCGTTCTGGTAAGACTTCTTCAGCGGGAGCTTCAGCTGGACCCGGTCCGCTAGCACCGCCCCGATCTCCACCGCCACGTTGTTGGTGTCGGACTCCCATATGATAATGATGTCATCTTGGCGGTAGTCGGCAACGGTGGTGTCAACGAGGATCTCGGTGGCCCCGGCGGACAGGGGGCCAAGGCGGGTCAGCTCGGACCAGACCGGGATACCGTAGACGCGGTGCGCCCACTGGGTCGCAATGGCCTTCGCCCGGCTAAACTGGTAGGTGTCAAGCTGGAACTCGTGGGAGAAGGACTGCCGCGGCGCCGGCCGGAGGGCCAACCGTTGCTCATTGTTGAAGCTCGGGATGATGTCGGTCTGCCACTCCAGCATCTCCTTGTGCTTGGTCTGCGGCATGAAGGGCCAGACCACCACGCGGCGCCCGGTCACCGTCAGGGTCGGGCGGTCGGTCGGGAAGTTGAAGGTGTAGAGGGCGTTGATGACCGGCGCCCCGTTGGTGCTGATGTTCAGCGTATAGGTCCGGGCCTCCAACGCCGCGAAGGACGTCGGAGGGACCTGTGGCTGGGTCAGGATGATACCGTCGGTCCCGACCTGGCTGACGCTTGATAAGAGCTGGGGCTCGAAGTAGGCGCTCCAAACCTCGACGTCGCGGACCTTTGTGGACAGCAAGTTGCCAAGCTCAAGGACCCCCGGCCGCACATGGACCCGGTAGTAGTAGTCATCCAAGAAGGATGGCATTCGCCCGAACCCTTCATGGGTGCTTTCCCGATTAGTGATTGGTAGATTAGAGGTAACCGCCACTATATTGGTGGCCGATGGATCTACTACCGGGCGAGGTGGGCTAAAGTCCTGCCCAGCCAGGGTGTCCATCCCCGGATGGCGTTCTGGGGCGTCCGCCCGGCGCTGACCGGGCTGAACGAAGCCATAGATCTGGATGACAGCCATTTTACACCTTCAGTAGCGCGATCCCGCGCTGACGACTGATCCCGCCCTTGGCATACCACGGAAACACCTTCCAGGTGTCGGACCCGAGGGTGAACTCATCACCGGGCAGGTAATTGGTCAGGTCCATGTAGCGCATGCCCGGGAAAACCCCGACCGGCTGAAGGTACACGTCCGCCCGGTTCACCGCGGCGATGTTCGGGGTGAGGAGCCCGATCCCATTCATGGGGCTGGGCGAGTAGTCGCGGAGGACCCGATCATGGCAACCTCCACCCTGCCACACCTCCGACATGTGAGTGGAGGTTGGGGTGCGGGCCGAGCCAGCCCAGTTGTCGAAGGAACCGAACGCACAACGCAGGAAGGACCCACAAAGGCCGGGGAGCGAGCTGCTGTAATCGGCCTGCCTGCCGGGGACGAGCTCCAGGCCGTTAGAGCTGCTGTCCGCGTCCGATCCCAGCCAAGTGGCGGAACCGGTGCCGGTAGACGGGTAAGACCCGCCAGTACCGTAGAAGAAACGCCCCTCGCCTGGAGCAGCCGGGTTAAACAGATCGAGGGACCCAACCCCCCAGTGCAGGAAGGTTCCGGCGGTCACCTCAAGTACCGCGTAGATGGTCTTGCTGTCCGGGGTGAAAAAGTGGTACGCCGGATACGGACCGGCGCTGAAGAACGTCGGGACGAAGGCGTGCCCTTGATCCCCGTTGGTAGAGGAGGTCCGGAGTGGGTAGCCTGGTTGGCGATCCCAAGCCGCCCCGGAGCTGAAGCCGTCCGAGCCGTTGAGACTCAGGCCGAATCGCCCAGAGCCGGAAGAACCATTGATGATCGTAGTTTCGTTGTTGACACTTCGGAAGTTGAAGAAGGCGGAACCCTTCTGGATGCAAAGTTCACGCCCGCTCCCCGCCGTCACCCAGCGGTTAGTGGTCCAACCTTGGGACTCGGCAAAGAGCCGGAACCTGTCCAACAGGTCGTTGATGTTTGACGCAGTGCCCGTCTGGTAGGCCATAGCTTACTCCTTAATCGAGGGACAGCGCCCAGTATTCATGAACAGTGTTGCGGTAGGCATTCTGGAAAGCCACGTAAGTCTTGCCACCAAACACCGCGGTGTCCTCGGCCGACACCCCGAAGCCTGAAATAATGTAGGTACCCTCCATCTCTCCGAACACCATCGGCTCCGGAAGGCGTGCCATCAAGATGCATGGCTGCACGACATAGCCCCCGCCAAGGCACTCGCGGTATGGTCGCTTGCCCAAGGTCCATTGGTCATTCATACAGTGTGGCCAAACCGAGCGCGCCGCGCCAGCAGGACCTGTACCGTGGCTGGGGCCGTGAATACCATCTGGGACGGCTGTGCCAGGATTCGGCCTATTAGCAAAGTAGCGCCAGACCCCATCAGGCATGCGCATGTAGCAAGTTGCCCACTGCCCACTGTCGGATGATGGGGTGCTAGAGGCCGCTGGGCCGGGGTACACCCCATGGCGGTGATTCACGTAAGAGTAGCGCCACTCCGCCGACCGGCTTGTCGTCTGTGGGACCAAGGCCCCGCCCACCATGATTGGATATGGGAATTGTCCCGGCGTGGCGTAGGGCAGCAAGTATCCGAGGTAACCGCCGGTGTAAATGGTGTCCACCTTAGCGGCGAAGCGGAACGAGCGGCCGCTGGCAACAAGCCAGTACGGCATGGTGGAATCCCACAGGGCGACCATGGGAACAGCCAACGGTGTTTGGGCCGTCCAATCCGGCAGTGCCCCGGGATGTTCAAAGAAAGACTGGATAGAAGGATCGAACCCAGCGTATCCATTCATGAACAGATTGTACCAGCCGGCGGCGGGGTCGTACTCTGAACGGATGCCAGTGTAAATGGAATCTGCTCCGGAATTACCGGGAGCCTTGAAGATGACCTCCGAACCGAAATGATTGGCAACCGTCCCGTCGGCCTGCAGGAGCAGAAGCTCCGACCAAACCATAGCGGTACCTGATTGCGCCGCGTCCCAGAGGATGCGCCAATACAAGTGAGCACCGGGGGTGCCTGGAACGTCAAAGTCACGCCGCTCCCCCGTGATCCAGATTGGGGAGTTTGCAACGGTAAGGACAGTGGTCCAAGTGCTATTGTTATTCGACCACTGGAGACGAAACCCGCGGGGGCTCAGGTTGAGATCACCATTGGCAGCGCTACTCCGGATGCGGACCCTCGTCACCTCCCGAGCCTGCCGCAGGGTGAAGGTTATCTGGCTGGTACCCGCAGTGAAAGCGCCGGAGTAGCGCCCAGTTAAGGCGTCATTGGCGTCCGTGTTCAGGGAGCGCGCGTCGTACCGACAGGTGTGAATGATCCTGCGTGTAGCACCGGTGCCGGTATCAACCATGTTAGTAGTGAGGCCGCGTAAGTTATCCCGGCGTAGCCGCAGAATCTCCCACTCCTGGTTCGCCGCTACAAGCGTAGCGTTGGTGGTCAGGAAAGAGACAATTTTCTCGAACAAGTCCTCGAAGTTGTTTGCTGTACCGACTTCGTTCGCCATGGTTACTCCTTAGAAGCCCAGCGCGCGTTGATTGCGCTGAACCACGTTCATGATTATCTGCTCGCCTTCATCCGACCCGAGGTAATCCCCCACGACGGCCGGGTCCAGCACGTTGATGTTGCGGACGTTGACCACAGGCGGTGCAGCCGGGGCGGCGCCTTCGCCTCCACCCTTGAGCATTTTAGCCGTTTCGGCCCGGGACGTCACCTTGGCGGGGCCTTCGATCAGCTCGGGGCCATATTCTCCGACCAGCCCGATCTTACCTGCCGGGATGTTGCCGCCCTTGTCGTAGGCCCCGGCGAAGTTAGCCCCGTTGATCTGAGAGATGATGGAGGCCCCTGTGGCTGCGACGCGCGCCATCTCAGCCAGGTTGGCCGGGAAGCCCAGCTCCTGCGCCTTAGCCAAGCCTGTGGCAATCGACATCGCCGCCTGCGCGACGGAGAAGGCCTTGCTGATAGCGAACAGCACCCGGTAGGCTTGGGACTGCTCCCCGGCGTAGGACTTGGCCAGCCCAGCCAGCCCATCGAACAAAGCCGAGGCGGAGGCCAGCTGGGTCTGCAGGCGCTTCTGTTCGAGGGCAGCCATCTCGTTGGAGTACTGCTCCTCCAACCGCTTTATCAGCTCCAGCCGCTCGGTCTCGGTGACCGCGGTGCTCTCCAGGATAGCCTGCTTACGGCGCTCGTAGGATTGGAGGATCATCTCCTCCTCGGTCAGTAGGCCGTTGTAGAGGCTGTCCCGCTCGCGCTGCTTGGCTTCCTCCAGCTGCTTCAGCTGGTCATCGTACTCCATCTGCAGCTTGGCGGCCAGCTCCTCACGGGCAGCGGAGCCTTCCGCGGTGTTGTCCAGAACGATCTTCAGGCGCCGATCGTAGCTCTCCTTGATGGCTTCTTCTTCGGACAGCAGGGAGCGCCGGACCTCCTCCAGCTCGCGGCCCTTGGCCTCCTGGAGCTTGGCCAGCTCCTCGGCGTACTCGGAATCCAGCCGAGCCATGAGGTCCGCGCGCTGCCCAGAGCCGGCGGCGGTGTTCTGTTCGATGATCTGCTTGCGCTTCTCGTAAGACGCCCGGATGGCCTCCTCCTCGGTGCGCAGGGATTCCACGAGGCGCTGGAACTCGTCTTGGCGCTTCTTGGCTGCAG